CGCCAAACGGGGTTACGTGTTTTAAGTGCCTTTTTTATTGCCTATCAATCAGCCTCCTAACTGCCGTGTTTCTAGCGGATATACGTAAACAATCCAAAGTTTAGCTAAAACTAAAAATAAGCAATCAAGAACACTTTATACAGATCGACGTTTAGATACGCGGATAAATAACAGTTTAGTCATGGTTTTATGGTTTGGTCAGCCAACAAGGATGTGAAATGATATGTTAATACTGATTTGTATAGTTTTAAGGTTAAAGATACTTAGTTAGATGCTAACCCCATCCATGACATACGTATCTAATGACCTTTATTATCTAATATTTAATAACTAACATAAGAGGGTAAGAGAATGAAACTAGAAACAAAAGAAATTAGAGGTGGCAAATACTTAGGTAAGCATGTTTGGATTTGTCATTACAACCGACCTGATATGCAAAAGAAGCCGTTAAGAAACTTAAAGCCAGTTAAGGTATTAATAAGATCAATTGATGAATTACCCGAAAACAAAAAGATTTACTATTCTAAGGTGTTTTTCTCGCCGCTAAACAAGAAGGGTGAGCCGCTAGCTAAGTACATATCTCCTGTGGACAATACAGGCTATAGAGGTTATTGCGGAAATGAGCTGTATGTATTTAATAATGAAAAAGAGTGTAAAGAGCATTGGAATACACAGTTAAATAACTATTTCGTTAAATTAGATGAGTTAATATTTACCGCCGCTGATAATTGGAGGAGTCAAAAAGAGGATTTAGCCGCTAATATAGAATTAATTTAACTAATAACAAAGGAGTAATAAAGAATGAAGTTAAATTTTAAAATACCAATATATTCGCACAGTATTTCCTTTTTCACATCGAAGGAGGAGTTGAAAAGATACAAAAAGATAGAGACTAATCATGAAATGGTTTGTTTTTTTAGCTCGGAAGATTCTAACTTAGTAATACTTGTAAGTGATCTTTGGGGTAGTTATACAGAGGTTAGTTTTTTAAGGTGTCTCTCACATGAGTGTAACCACGCAGCTATGATTATTTTAGATTCCGTCAGGGTTGGTTTTGATGTAGATAATCAAGAAGCACTATGCTACCTACAAGACTTTATATTCTCAGAGATATTAAGCGCCTTATGGAAGGAAACCAGAAAGCGAAATCCAAAAGCACTAATAAGTAAGGCTAATTAATTTCAACTACTGCCTATAAGGTAATCAATAATGAGTAGATATAAGTCGGGTATTTCAGATTTAATTGTAGAGGCGGTTATTGTTATTACGTGCATCGCCCTTATTTGGTCTGGTGTGAGCTATGTGTTTTTTAACTAAACAAGGTGCATAAAGAATGAAACCAAACAAAAGAAAGCCGAACAGTAAAAACAAACATCAATGGGGCAAGTCATTAACTAAAGACTTTGATCGAATTATGGGAGGCAAAGGTAACGAGGGAGAAAGAAAGAAAAACTAGCGCTGGCGTTTATTAGATTGGTTTTTAGAATACACTTAACATAATTAAAAAGTTAAAGTTAACCAGCGCTGAAAGTAATATAGTTTAATTGATAATAAAAAGCCAGCTTAATACTGGCTATTTTTATTTATAACTCTTTAGCTAATTCGAAATATGTTTTATCTCTATGCTCTATCAGCTCAGCATCACAACGTAACTCATTTAGTTCCTGAGTAACCATGTAAGGAGGTAAGCCAAATAAATCATACTCCCTTTCTATTTCCTCGCTAATGCTGAAATTATTAAGGTGGATAGCCTCTTTGTACCTTGCTAAGTCTGATTTTATTTTTATTGATTTAGTCATATTACCACCCTATACCAAGCAATAAAGAATCAACACTACACGCCAGTACAAACAAGCTGAACAGTAGCGCACCAACTAACCAATCTCTTTTTTTATCAGCCATTATTTACATTCCCTTTTAAAAGCTACTTCTACTAACTCAGCAACAATATCTTGCTTACTTTTGTTTTGCGCGTGTTCGGCCTTTCTTTTTTCTGAAAGCTTAGTTAGCTGCTTAGTGGTCTTATCGTTCGTCTTTACATTTACAGGCATTGTTTTTACTCTATTTAATTAAGTTAAGCTAACCTTACAATAAAGGTGTAAATAAATCAACCATAAAATAATATGGAAATTAACCATAAAATAGTTTGCAATCATAAATCATTGTGCTAAAGTTACTACATCGAGAGGTTAAGCATCTTGCCAGTTGTCCCCACTAACCGACTCAGAAAAAAATAGCTAAGGAGTAACTGGCACTTTTTAATAGTCTGTATATAAGAGTGAGTTAGTGTTAATGGTTCTGCGACTGGTGCGCAGTTAATAGAGTTTAAGCCTAACCAGCTAAGTCACCTTAATAGTGGTTCTGCAAGTTCGATTCTTGCCTAGCTCACTCTTATATACAGATTAAACAAGAGGGTTAATGATGAAAAGATTTATTCCTGATGTAAAAAATAATGTATGTACGGTTGACGAAAACGGTATTACACCACTAATGCAATGTAGCGACTCTCAAGAGTGTTATTACATGTGCGATAGATTAAACGAGGTAGAGAAGAATGACTTTAGAGATAAAAGTAAAAATAGACACAATCAAATTGGGCGATAAGATTGGCGATAAAATAGAAAGTACTGTAGCTAATAGTGAGCTGCTAGAGCCATTTATGTCTAAGTTGAGTTATGAAGAAAAAAGAGAGTTTTACGACTGCATTAACCAAGCTGTTCACGGTGTTGTATGTCATTTTGATAATTTAAGCGGGGTTATGTCGTGAGTGGATTAAATATTTACCAAAGAATTAACAATGTAATGAAAGTTGTTGAGTATGTACAAAAGGATAGCGCTGTTAGCGGTATGGGCGGAGGCTATAAGGCTGTTTCACACGATCAAGTTATATCAGTGGCTAGAAAAGCGTTAGTTGATAATGGCGTGATGATCTTTCCTAATCAAGTTAGCGGAGAGTTTTTACAGATGCGAGATATTAACGCTGCGCCACAACCTATAAAAATGGGTCTTTATTCTGGCATTTACGAAATTAACTTTGTAAATATTGATGATGGCAACGATAAAATAACCGCCACTATTCAGGCTCACGCTAACGATAACGGCGATAAAGCCCCAGGTAAAGCATTAAGCTACGCAACAAAATCAGCAATATTAAAGGTTCTTTCATTAGAAACTGGTGAAAATGACGAGAGCAGAGAGGAGCGGCGAGATATTAACTTAATTAGTGCTGAGCAAGTTGATCAGTTATTTAAGCTGCTTTGTGATTCGGATGGTAACTATACAGAAAAAGGGTTAAAAGTATGCAAGGCGTTTAAATTTGGTAATTTAGGCGAAATCAAAGCTAAAAAGTTTAATGAGATATTAAGGTTTGCATCATGAATGTAATTGAAAGTATTGAACAAGGCTCACAAGAATGGCACGAGTTACGGCTAGGTAAGATAACAGCTTCAAGAATGGCAGATGTATTATCAAACGGAAAAGGTAAAGCCCCAAGAAAAACAGCAGAAACTTACATGATGGAATTGCTGGCTGAAAAACTAACAGGCGAAACAAAACCTTTTTTTGAAAATGATGCTATGCGATGGGGTACAGAAACAGAGCCACAAGCACGAGCAATGTATGAATTAAAAAGTGGATATGATGTAAAGGAAGTCGCATTTATTGAACATAATGAATTTATCGGTGTTAGTCCTGATGGATTGGTTACTGATAAAGGTATGTTAGAAATTAAATGCCCGACCACCATAACACAAGTTAAACGCGCCTTAACTGATAACTACAGTAAAGACTATTACACACAGATTCAATGTCAATTATGGGTTGCTGAACGTGAGTGGTGCGACTTTGTAAGCTTCGATCCTCGACTTGATGTTGATGCTGGTTATTTATTACAGCGAGTATCTAGAGATGATGAATTTATAAAGAACATGCAAACTAAATCATACGACTTCATTGAACGAATGAATGAGTTTTACGAACGATTAACTAAATAAACAACAAAGAGAGAGTAAATAGAAATGTTAACGAAGTTAGTAAGAATTGGCAGAGATGCAGAATTAAGATATACCAACAATCAAAAAGCTGTAATATCTTTAGCGTGTGTTTATGATATTGGATGGGGTGATAATAAAAAATCACAATGGATTGATGTTTCGGTATGGGGAAAGCAGGCAGAATCTTTGGCGCAATACTTGACTAAGGGTAAGCAAGTTGTAATTTATGCTGATGACGTAGAGTTAGAAGAATACCAAAAGAATGACGGATCAAGCGGAAGCAAGTTAAAAGCTCGGGCTATTAACATCGATTTAACTAGCGGGGGTCAGCAACAAGCACCGGCACAACAACAAGCACCAGCACAACAAGGTGGGTTCCAACAACCTAGTCAGCAGTTAGCGGCAAAAAGAGCAGTGTCACAGCAACAAGCGACACAAGGAGGGTTTCAGCAACAAGGTCAGCAGCAAGCGCCAAAAGTAAACCCACAAGAACCAACGATTGATTTTGACGACGACATCCCTTTTTGAGGAATAGCTACTAGCTCAAGGATGAGCGCATTCTAAGGCGATAACATGAATATAATACAATTACGCACAAATAAACGAATAACCTGTGCATGTGGCTGTAAGGAGTTGCAAAGGCTAGATAAGGTAACAGTTATCAATAATAAATACTTTCGTATGTACTGCGCTAAAATCTATAGGTTACATGCTGAGGGTGTTAGATGGATAAGAGCTAGCTTTTTACATGTGCATAATTAATCGTGTTTACTATACGTATATAGTAAATATGTATAGTAAAAGTGGTATTTTACACATAACCTAAAGCTAAGAAGTCGCTAACGCGGCAAATACAAAATTATTGGAGAATACAAATGTTAAAATTAAACAACAAACTGTTAGCGATCTTTTTGAGCGTGTTGTTAGTTAGCGCCTGCTCCAAAACTTTAACGCAAGGACATCTTGCTGATGCTATAAAGTTTTGTGATGATAAGGGTGGTATATACGAAATAAATATTTACGAGGGGAATGAAAAGTTTGTTAACTGTAAAAATGGTGTGAATAGTAAAATTAATAGCGCTCACTAACCTTTGCAATAAAGGGTAAAAACGAAACAACACGAATATTAATTATTAACACCAGAAGGAGCAACGCACAGCAAACTGTTTTTATCCCGTTTGAATGCGTTGTTATGTGTTTTAACTGATGTTGATAGGGGAATGAAATTGAACAATATAGAGAGAGCAAAGTGCTGCACTTGTGGTTACGAGTGGTACAAAGGGCAAGATGGCAGTCATACTTGTAGTGATTATTTATTGCGAAGAATTAACACGCTAGAGGTAGGATTGAGAGAATTAATTAGCGTAGCTGAAGATTGTGATGGGTGGGAGTCATTCCCAGTGTCAGCTTTACATTACGCCAATGAAGCGTTAGACACATAACCTTTATGTTAAGCGCGTTAAAACCGCGCAGCGAACAGTTTTAATCCGCTTGAACTTGTTGTTAGGCGGTAACTATTGGAGAATACCATGACAGATAGCACTAAGTTTTTATATGATTTACAGCGATTACTTGAAAAGCACAAAGCTACAATCTCAGCAGATGATCACTGGACAGGTTATGCTGAGTGTGGGCAAGATATACGGGTAGAAATAGACATTGAAGATAATTATGAAACGTTAGAGTTTAAATATATTGATGCTAAGTCTCTTAATGAGTTAATAGACCAGCGGATTATAGATAACGCCTAACCTAGCGCACAGGCGCAAAATAAAGCGTTAGTGAAGAATGAACGACAAGCTGTTTTTGTCGTTTGATGTAAGTTGTTATGTTACCGTTACAAATATTAAATTGGAGAAAGGATATGCATTACGATAAAGAAGTTGAGTTAAAAGAGTTGATAGGAAAGGTAATTAAAAATATTACTGGTTTAGAAAAAGACTCCGACGAGGTTCGTATTTTTACAGAATGCGGGCAAGAGTATATGTTTTACCATCCACAAGATTGTTGTGAAAATGTTGATCTAAATGATTACGAAGGTGAGGCAGAAGATTTAATTGGTGGGTTAATCACTAGCGCTGAAATAGCAGAAGGTGATCACGACAAAGAGCCTGAATATGCAGAAAGTTTTACATGGACATTCTACAAAATAGAGACATCTAAAGGTGGGTTATGGATGCGCTGGCTTGGTGAGTCAAACGGATATTACGGAGAGGAGGTTGATTTTGTTTGGGTTAATAAGCCTGACTTGGTTTAGTAACATAACCTTTATTATTCAGAGGAAACGGTTTCTTTGTTTTCCTTTGTAATTAGTTGTTAGTTTTTGCTGACGACACAAATATATAAGAGAGAAAGAATATGAGTAGAGCTAAAAAGAAAACACCAGTAAAGCACACACCAAAAAACGAAAAGAAGCCACTGGTAAAAAATACGCGGTTTAGTGTTTTTATGAAAAGAGAGTGTATAGAAAAAGATAACCGCAGATAATTAAAGCAAACTAACACTGCAATAAGAGGATATGATCCGCCTTTCCACAACTGCAATTAGCTTATTAAACATATAGTTAGCTGTGTTTTGTGTAGAAAGAAGGATTTAAGGCAATTGTTAATTTATACAGCACAAAATAAGGTTAAGTAAATGGCTAATAAACCAGCAAACACAAAGCAAAAGAAATGGATGACTGACATAGCTGAATGGTCAATTTGCAATATAGGGCTTTTGTATGGTGATGAATATGGCGGAGCAATACCGCAACTTCATCATGTGCTAGGCAGAAGTGCTAAACATGATAAAATAGCAATAGGGCATGAATTTATATTACCGGTTCCTTTTGAGCTGCACGATGTAAGTAGTGATCATCCTGATAACGTCACACATTGTAAAAAAGCATTCATTAAAAGGTTTGGTAATCAAAGAGATTTATTTTTGACTATGGTTGAATCAATGCGCGACCAAGGTTACGAATTACCATTAGCTAATGTTTGTGAATCTATACGGAGGTGTGGAGCATGAGTTTTCGTAGAGCCGCAAAAGTCGATGACAACCAAAGCGAAATAGTAGCACTGTTCCGTAAGCTTGGCTGGACTGTTTTAATTATCAGCCAACTAAAAAACTGCTGTGATATTATCGTTAGCAAATCAGGCCGGACAGTGGCTATTGAAATAAAAGACGGAGCAAAGCCGCCAAGCGCAAGAAAACTATCAGATGGCGAGATTAAGTTTCGTGACGATTGGCAAGGTGAATATCAGCTAGTGATTTGTAATGATGATGTTATCGCTATAAACAAGATGATATAATAAGGCATTGATTAACAATGGAGATATTAACATGGCTGGAACTTCTAAGCGCAAACGCAAGTAGCAGTAATTACCTTGCAAATACGCTATTCATTCTATATGCAATAGTCTCTATAGCGATAAAAAAGAGTCGGTATTTACTGGCTTTTTCTTTCTCTATCCTTATAGTTGAGCTATCTTTGTTTGATGGATTACAAGAACACCAGATATATCTCATAGATTTTATAGCTTACTCTTACGTGTCATATTATGCACACACGTTAAAAGTTAAGAACGCTTGTGGTATTATGTGCTTACTAGATCTAATACTAATAAATGATGCTTTGAAATATGGAGTTAACGGAACGCATGGAGAGCTTAAAACAGTTATTTATCAAAATATCGAATATCTTGCTTTTAGCGTTAATCTTCTCATTATCAGTTCATTATTACCTCTTGGACGAATATACGACGGTATCTGCCGTTTGCTTGATCATGCTTTTCGTGTCAAGGGTAATGGTTTTTATATGTTCGTTTTCTGGTATACTATCGGTAAGATACAATCAATCAAAAACTAAAACATGAGTGAAGTTAGCGAACTAATAGCTGTAATTAAGGATAGAGACAGCAAGCAAGAGGCTGAAATGTCAGAGATGCGTAAATCAATAACGGAAATGTCAAACAGTTTTAATATATTCTATAAACATGTAGCCGTTGTCGATGAAGAAAGAAAGCATGATGCTGAGTTTAAAAAGGAAGTTCGCACATTTATAAAAGAATCCACTCCAGTAATACTAAAAGCAAAAGATAATCAAGAAATTAGAACTAAGCTATTAATTGCCGCTGGTAGTTTTTTAATGCTTGGTATTCTTGGTTACTTCTTTGATTTTTAACACATATAAATAAGGGTAAGCAATGGCTTTACAAGGCGACGGTAACGGAATAGTAACAATACCCCTATGGACTGCTACGGGTGACTTCTCTATAAGCGGGTTTTTTGAGCATACAGTCGATACCGAGATATTCTTAGGTTATAACTCGGCTGGGAACGAGTACATAGGGCAAATAAACAATAATACTATATCTATACAGGTTGGAGCAGGCACTGCCTCAATACCATTAGTACCCAACGGTGAAGATATTCCATTTACTTTAAGCCGCACAGGTTCTACTGTTAGTTATGACTTTAATAACGGAGAGGTAACAGGAAGCTTCACATCAGCATCAACATTTAGGTTGGATAGATTCTTAACCTATAATAACGGAGCGCTAAAATACCAACGCAAATTGTCAGGTGTTTGGGCGATGGTTGGTGATGCTGGGGGCACAAGAACATATGACATGGAAGGCTCAGGCACTACCCTTGTAGACACTACCTCAGCACAGAACGGCACGCTATCAGGCTTTACCACTGGAGGCTTCACCGCCCCAGCGGAATCTATAACAATAACGTCAGTAGTTGATGATCAGTTTCGCAAGCGTGATGCTAACAACCAAGCTATATTTACAATTTCTGGTGATATAGTTGGCACAGCTACAACTGTTGAGGTGAATGTAGGAGGTACAGGCTGGGTCGAGCTGGACGCATCCCCTACGACAACTTATTCAGGGGATGTTACAGTAACCAATGAACAAGATGTAGAAGTTAGATTTAGCAACTTAACAAATGTAACAGCAATAGCTCTAAGGCTAAAGGCTGCTTTTGTTATAGCCGCTTGGGGTCAGTCTAACGAGCAAGGGGCTGGTGTAAATAATCAAACAGTTACTATAGGGTCAGGAAAACCAACCCCTGCAATGTATGTACAGGGTGTTTTCTCTACACTTACAGACCCTACGGGTTATCACGGATTCACCCCACGCGGCTCAATGTGGGCTAGAATCTCGCAACTATATAGTGATGCTGGTATACCGATTGGTCTTGGTAATGTAGCGGAAGGTGGGAGTACAATAGATTCTTGGAAAATAATAGGGCAGAATTATAGCCGTATTACGCAGTTTGCTAACGCAGTTGGTGGCTTGTCGCTAGCAGTTAGTGTTATTGGCGAAACTGACTCGGCGAACGGTACAGAAACATCTGTGTTTAAATCTAAATACTTGGATGTTGCTACAGCGTTAAATAGTACTTATGGTGTTGATGTTTTTGCCACTTACTTCCCTGTAGGGACATCAACAGGAACAGCGCCTAATGTCGCAAAAATAAGAGCAGCATACGATGAATTAATAGCTGAAAACTTGATCATAAAAGACGGTGGAGACTTATCAGTAATAGATATAAGTTCAGGACTTGATCCGTTAAACGATAATCTTCATCTTAGATTAGATGCTGATATAACGACAGGGGCTAACATACGATACGCGGCTTTTAACTTTGTAGAATCAACACTTAACTTTACAGTTACAGGCTTGTCAAGCACTACACGCACTGTTAAATATATTGATTGGGTTAATGATGTTATATTAAAAACGGAAGTGACTAGTTTTGATGTTAGCGGTAATGCTACTGCATCATTAAACGTTGCGGCTTCAACTGTAATAGTTGCTGGCTATCTTGGTTCTAATCCACCAACAACAGGAACAGGTATTTACGGGGTAACAGTGTAATGCCTTTTAATGTAGAGGGTGGGCTTAATCAAGAGGGGGCTGGTGTCGGTATAATACTAGCGCCTAACGTGGTAAACTCACTATCAGTTAGTTTAAATCCAATGATTGCATTTACGAGTGCTCTAGGTGTGGCACCGCAAACATTAAACAGCGCAAGTTTAAGTCTTGCCCCGTTAATAGAGTTTAAATCACTTATAAACTTAACGCCTAACACCTTGAGTACGATTAGCTCATCGCTAAACCCTGTGATAACTACAGGCGCAGTACAAGTTATAGGTACGGTTACTGCTGGTTTCGCAAATGATAAATACACAGTAAAATTTAAGGAATAACAAAATGGCCCTTTCAGATTCAAAGAAAACAAGCGAATATAATTTAGACGAAGGTGAGGGTAAATACAATAACTCCACTGACGTTTTTAAATGGGTATTCATTACAGAGGTGTACGGCGCTATTGATGAATTAGCTTTAGATGTTGGTATCGCTCAATATACTAAAGTGCCTAGTGCTGGTCTTTATGTTCAAGATACTATCCTGGCAAATACAACATGGACTAAATCAGGCGCAGTAAGTAAGTTGGATGGTGATAGTTTTAATTTCGCCGCTGACGGCTCGAACCCAACAACAGGTAAGACGCTAGCTATTTACAATGACACTAGCGCGAATAAAGATGTATTTTGTTTTGTTGATATGGCGGCGGGTGATACTACATTAGGCTTTAACTACACGGTTAACGCTGGCGGTATAGCCACAACAACAACTAACGCATAGATGAATATAAGCGTATTAGACATAAAGCAGTTTAAGCGCTTTTTTCAATTGATAGAAAAGTATAAAGACGAATTACCTGATGAACTTAAAGATGAGATTCAGGTATTAATTAAAACCCTTGAGGGGTAAGCATCAAAGGCAGGGCTGATGATGGCAACAAGAAAACCAAGTGTAGACGACTTCATAAAAGAGTACATCTTGACAGGGTGTAAGAACGGCACTAAAGCCGCAATCAATGCAGGGTATAGCGAAAAGACAGCAGACCAGCAAGCAAGTAGATTGTTAAAAAATGTCAAGGTACGTACAGCAATAGAAGAATACAAGAAAGCCGACCTAAAACTATTCATCAAGACCAAAGAGCAAAAGCTTCAAATGCTAGAAGATATAGCAAAAGCTTGTATGCTTATTGATGATGAAAAAGGAATGGTTAATGCTCAAGCTGCTATATCTGCCATTAAAGAGCATAATGTAATGCAGGGTGATAATGCGCCTACCCTAATCGATAACACTCATAAGATTATCACAGCAGACGAACAAGAGTGGTAGACCTTCGCAAGTTTCAGCAACACGTTAAAGATAAATCCCCGGCGTTTGTTCCTTTATTTAAAGATCAATCACGATACCAAGTTCCTTGGGGTGGCGCCGGTTCTGGCAAGTCTCACATAGTCGCACGTAAACTACTTTATAGAATGCTCAACGAATCGCACGTTAAGCATAACTTTCTTATTATCCGTAAAGTAGATAGAACGATTAAAAAATCTGTATGGACTCTAATGAAGAATATCATTTCTTTATGGGGGTTAGCTGATCAATTCCACATGAACCAAACAGACCGCACAATGATATGGAAAGAGAACGGCGCACAATTCATGTTCTCTGGCCTTGATGATGTTGAGAAACTAAAATCTATTGAGGGAGTTACATCAATATGGGTGGAAGAAGCAACTGAGCTATTACAGGAAGATTTCGAGCAACTAGACTTACGGCTACGTGGCGACTTCGGATGTTTAAAGCAAATCATTCTGACGCTAAATCCGATAAGTGACCAGCATTGGATTAAACGCATATTCTTTGATGATCCAATAGACGGCGTATTTACATTAAAAACAACTTACCTTGATAACTCATTTATAGATGATGAATATAAAATGGTAATGGATAACAAGAAGAAGTCGAACCCTCGCTATTACAATATTTATGCTTTAGGTAATTGGGGGACTGCTGAGGGCTTAATATTCCAAAACGTTGAGCAACGGTTAATTAGAGAGGAAGAAATAAAAGATCTTGATAGCATTCAAGGCTTGGATTTTGGTTACACTAATGACCCAAGCGCATTCAATCAAAGCTTTATCGACCTTAAAAACAAACGGCTATTTATATACGATGGATTCTATCAGAAAGGAATGAGCAACAACGCTATAACAGCTAAAATAAAAGACATGCTATTACATAGGCATCAAACAACTGCCGATAGTTCAGAGCCTAAATCTATTGACGCTATTAAATACAAAGGCGTTAGGATAGCTGGAGCGCTAAAAGGCAAGGATTCGATAAATACAGGTATAGATTTCTTATTAGATTATGAGATTATTCTTAATGCTCATCTAGTGGAATTCATGACCGAGTTTAATAACTACTCTTGGGCGGTGGATAAGAAAACAAATAAAACTACCAATAAGCCGATCGATGATTTCAACCATTTTATTGATAGCCTTAGGTATGCTACTGAGAAATACCACAGTAAAGGTAAGCGAGGCGCTTTAAATATCTACGGGTAATTTATTTAATTTAACTAACTCACTCTTAATGTCAGCCAATAGTTTTGCGCGTTCATTAATCTTAAAGTACCAGCATATAATCTCGCGTATTAATATAAACACGAATAACGTTAGTAGTATAATTCCAATTATTTGCTCATTCATTTTACTTTTCCTTTAGTCCGCTTATGGCAAGCATTAGAAAGTTATAATCCTTTGCTGCACCGTGCTTATGAGTATTCCACCATGTACTACCACGGCCAATCTCTTTTAAGAATTCATCTATAGTATAACCTTTCTTTCTCAACTGTCTTGTAGCGTCATTCATACTCTCTACCGTAAATCATTTGTTTATATACCGTAGTCCAATGTGTTTTGTAAGTCAAACAGTAAATTTATTTATTCCATTATAACTGTTATAATAACCCAAATTATACGGAGTTTATGAAATGGCAAGTAAAGCTAGTAATCAACTAGACACTAAAGATGATAAATACTTAGAGCAGTTTGATTTGTGGGAGCAGGTCAGGGCGGCTATTGCTGGTAAATATGCTGTTGTAAATATAGTGTCTTGTTTGCCATCTCCGCAATATAAAGTTTACCCAGTGTATAGTGGCATGACTTCCGAGCAGCAACAGCAAGCTAACGCATGTAATCAGGCCAATGCTTTACGTGTGCAATCATATTGGGCGCGTGGTAGATTCTTTAATGCTACAGGTCGAACAGCTGAAAGCTTAGACGGTATGATTTGGAGTCAAAACCCCGAAGTCGAATTATCACCTAGACTAGCTTATTTGGAAGAAAGCGCAGATGGTGGCGGCTGTGGCTTGCGTGAAGTGGTTCAGAAGATTACTGATGATGTCGTGTCAATTGGTCGTTATGGTGTATTGGTTGATATGCCAAGTAATGAAACTAATTTAACTCGCGCACAGATGGAGCAAGCAGCAAACGCACCTCGACTAATTACATACAAAGCCGAACAGATAATTTATTTTCGTAACGCTGGCAACTCAAAATCAGTTGATGAGATTCGCTTACTAGAAACTACTGAGGTTCAAAAATCAGAATTTCAGTGGGAAACAGAAGTAAGAATTCGCCGCCTAGTAATGAGAGATGGTATTTACCACAACGAGCTATATAACGATGCTGATGAGTTGATTAGCTCAACAACTCCGATTGCTAACGGAGCTAATTTAACAGAAATACCCTTTCAATTCTTTGGTGCTGACAACAACAGCCCTGAGTACTCACAAGTGCCCTTGTATGATTTAGCTAATGCTAACTTAGGTCACTTTGTTTTAGATTGCGACAATAGAGACAACTTACACTTTCACGGGCAAGGTATGACTAACGTTTATACTGAGATGACACCAGAAGATTTTAATCTTAGAAACCCCAACGGCTTAGATGTTGGCGCTAAAGGTCGCAATCAATTTATGCAGGGCGATAAGGTAGAGATTTTACAACTAGAAGCTACCGGCGCAATACCTAGCGAGATGTTACGTGATGAGCAAAGAATGATTATGCTAGGAGCTCAGTTAGTAATGGACACCCCAAGCACTCAGACACTAGGCGCAAAGGAAATGGAATTTGGCGCTTCAACTTCCACATTAAAACGCATCACTAGGAATGTATCTGATGGTGTGGAGTCTGTTTTATCTTGGGTGGCGTTATTCCTTGGTGACTCACAAGAATCTACTTATCAATTGAACACCGATTTTGTTACTGATGATTTAAGCCCTGAGATGATAGGCAAGCACATGGAGATGGTTCAGGCTAGTGTAATGCCTAGAGAGACGCTATATGAGACAGCAAGAAAAGCCGGTTTTACTGAGTTAGATAATGAAGAGTTAAAGGATTTAGCTGAGAAAGACGATCTAGCATTAGGTGGCATGACTGAGCAGCAAGCAATAGAACAAGCGGCAACTGAATAATGCCAGTAGAGAAGTTGACGACGATATATTCTCAGCATACTGTGTTCTTGCAAAGAATCGGAGCGACACAAGGTAATGCTGTAATTCCCTATCTAAATAAGATAGAGGAAGATACTCAGCGCATATTTAACAAGTATCGTGATAGGAGAAAAACTGCAGCAAATCAGTTAGCCATTCAAGAGGCTATTAACGAATCGACCCGTAAGCATTTACAGGATTATACGCGAGAGCTTAAAAAATCTAATCGTGAGATAGGTATTAACGAGGCTGAATTTGCATCATTAACGCTTGATAGTGTAGTTGAAACTGAGGGCTTTACCTCTGAGACTCCAAGCGCCGCACAAGTTAACGCTGTCGCTTTGGCTACTCCTATTCAACTAAGCGAATCAGCATATACAACTTATAATACTATGATGTCGAATTACTGGCAGAAGTGGAGTAATGAGGTTGACGCCCTAGTACAGAATGGCTTTGTAAATGGCGCGACTATTAACGAAATAGCTGATGATGTCTTTAAACAAATGCGATTAGAAAAAAGCACAGTAAGTAAAAATGTACTTAATCGTGCGTATAGGTCTGCAAAGTCAGTAGCTATTACTGGAACTAATCATTATGCTAATCAAGCAAGAATAGCCTTTGTTGATACTAATGATGATATATTAAAAGGCTACCGGTTAATTGCTGTTGTTGATTCTCGCACAAGTCAAAAATGCAGGGCGTTAGATCAAAAGTTTATCCCTAAAAATTCACCTAAGCTTTCTAGCTTCACACCGCCTTTACATGTTGGGTGTAGGACAGCTATGATTTACGATGTTGATGACAGATACAAGCTTGATGATAAAGAAACTAAAAGAGCCTCATCATTTGAGGTCGATGGAAAGCGCGACCCTAAACCAGTAAGTAGTGAAGGTATTTATTATGAGAACTTCAAGAAACTTAAAGCCGCCGATCAAGATGTGGTGCTAGGTAATAATTTAGGTAAAGCTTTCCGTAAAATGGATAACCCGACAGAGTTCGCAAACGCGACAATAGACACGTTAGGTAATCCATTAACAATTACAGAAATGAAAAAGAAAGATAACGAACTCGGTCGCATATTGCGATCACAATCGTAGCTTGTGGCTACAACAACGTACTAGAGGTACATCATGGACTTAAGCACAATCGAAGGTTTAAACCTTACACCAGAACAGCAAGCATCAATTATGACGGCGCACCAAACAGGCATAGACGCTGCAACAACTGGTCTTGTTAATAAAAACAACGAATTGCTAGGCGAAAAGAAAGCAGCCATGCAAAACGTTAATGATCAAAACGAAGCTTTAGAGCAAGCGCGACAAGTAGCAACTAAAGCAGAAGAGGAAAGGCTCAAACTAGCTGGTGACGTTGAGGGTTTAAAATCCCACTACGAAGGGCAATTGGCAGAAGCTACAGCGACAGCAAATGCAGCAGCAGAAAAAGCAAATGCGGCGCTACTATCTCGTGATAAAGGAAGTGTATTAAATGACGCTTTAAGCTTAATCCATGATGACTATAAAGACTTAGCTAAGGCTCAGTTGTCAAATATGCTAAAAATTGGTTATAATGACCAAGGAGAGGCAATTACAACGTTTGAACATAATGGCGAAGTAGTTGCTAATAATGTAGGCGAGTTCAAAAGCTGGGCTGGCGAACAATCTGCATTCAAGAAAATATTAAACGGTGTTGATTCCAGTGGGGCTAACACAGCACAGTCAAGAGGTAGCGCCTCGGTGACTAATAAACCATACAGTGAGATGAGCTTGCAAGAGCAAATCGCACACAATAAAAATGTTAAGCCATTAAGGAATTAATCATGTCTTTAGGTGATTTTCAAGTATTTAACGATTTTGCGTATCGAGCTTTTGCTGTAACGCTACAACAACAAGTTGAACTTTTTAACGCTGCTTCTCGTGGTGCTTTAACTATGACAACTCAAGCATGGGCTGGTGACTACAAACAAAAAGCTGCTTTTGAAAACTTAGCATCTTTGGTTGGTAATCGCGATCCAGGCTCAACCGCTGCCGCTTCTACTCATGCTATTGCTGAGTTATTGCAAGTTGAGGTTAAAGTTGGTTACGGTACGCCTAACATTGAGTATACCAATACTGCTTTTGATTGGACTAACCGCTCGCCGGAAGAGGCTGGCACATTGTTTGGTAACGCTGTCGCAGAAGGTTCAATGGCTTACATGTTGAATTCATTACTTGCGGCCTCAATTGCTGCTATGGATGATGCAGATGTAACTTTTGATGGCACAGCTACAGTAGCAAGTTTAGAAAACCTAAACTCTGGCGCCGCTAAGTTCGGTGATCGTCAATCTGCAATCACTGCATGGGTGATGCACTCTAAATCACAAAATGACATTTGGGGCAATGCGCTAGCTAACTCTAATCGTTTGTTTGAATTTGGCACTGTATCGATTGTCACTGATTCTGCTGGTCGTCCTTTAATTATGACCGATTCAGAGGCTTTGCATTTTGATAATGCTGGTACTGAAAACTATCATCAACTAGGTTTAGTGTCTGGTGGTGTGGTGGCGGAAGATCAAGGCGATATGCGTCTTTACCAAGATGTTGACTTGTCAGAGCAAAACGCTAAACAGGTGCTTAAAATGGAAGGCTCTTTCGGTGTAGGCATTAAAGGTTACACTTGGAATACTGCTGTTACTAAGCCTGATGACGCAGCACTTGCTCTAGCTACTAACTGGTCGCGTATTGCTAACTTAGGCCATAAAGATACCGCTGGTGTAGTTGTAACAACCTTATAGGTGATATATGAAAGCTATTATTAAAGAATCTTTTAGTAAGGCTGAATTATCAAGTGGTGATTTACTTGTTACCCCGAAAAGCTTTAATAGCGTTAAGGGGTGGCAAGATATCGAAGTTAGCGGCATTAAATACTATGTAGATAAAGCCGTAAAGCTTGGAGCTAAAAAACCAAAGCCTAAAAAGAAAAAAGAAGATTAATAATAAGCCTCTTAATTGAGGCTTTTTTATATCTCACAATAAGTTATAATGTAAGTGTAAGTTGAGGGACTTACAGGCTAGCTAGCCGACCCACTCCCTCAAAAAAAACTCCCTCGTTTTATGGTTCCCTCACATTTAATTATGAGGTGCAATCATGCCTATGAATAAAATACTTGCTGAAATTGTTGTCGCTGCTGGCGGTGCAGTTACAGATCCAAATAATCGAAATCAGCTATTAAGAGATTGGCTACTAGCTATCTAAGGAACTATTATGGCAATAAGAAATGACTTGCTAAGAGATATACTTTCGGCAATTGGTGGAGGTGGTGCAGTTCAGTGGGGATCTATTGGCGGAAATATATTAGACCAGACAGACCTGCAGCAGCAATTCGAAGATACTACGCCTAATAATGTTGTTGAAATAAATAGCGAAGGCGATTTTCCTGCACCGTCTGGCGGCGTAATAACACTAGAAGCAAAGACGTATAATATCGGCGACTCTATAACTACATCCAATCGGTTTGTGATGGTTGACGGCACCGTGATAACAGGAAACAATCCGTTTGCCTTTCCTTTTACCTATACCGGTACTGGGACGATGTTTACAGGTGTTAACTCTAGTTCAGGATTTGACTTTATATTGCTAAATGCGCCAAGTGGTCAGTTGTTCGATTTTTCTTCAACGCTAGGTAATGGGTCAACCTTTGGGCTTAATGTTGTCACTGTTGCGTCATGTGCGAAGTTCGGTACTTTCGAGAATTTAAGATCTGTGAACATAACGAACGTTAACTCATTTAATGTCGAGCAAGGAATTACACTTTCCGGCACGGGCAACTGGGAAAGAGTCGCTATCAGCAGGTTTGGCGCAACAACTAATAAACCGGACTTTATAGCGCTAGATTTATCCAACTCTGTCCTTTTAAGCGCAGAAGTAGACAACCTAAACGTTATAGGTGTTCCGGGTGCTGTTGGGGTTTCAGGGCTAGCCAATAGCGCAAACATAACGAGTGGCAGTGTTTTTTCTATTTCAAGCAGTGAGTTTTTAGGGGGGATGACAACTCTTGGCGGATCTTTAAATGCAAATGATACGGGCTTTAGTTACGATGTAGTGTCAGGGGTTATAGCTTCCAAGGTTATCGGTCATTGCTATATAGCTACATCGCAATCAACTGATATATCAAGCGGTGTTGAGGTTCCTGTTGCTGGTGTTTTTACACAAGGCGCAGAATCATCACAATCAACAACATCCTCAACAGGAGTAATAAAAACACTAAATAGGATTGAAAAAAGAGGGACAGTAAGTACCAGTATTGACATAGACAAAATAGGCGGCGGAACTGATGACTATTTATTTAGAATTAAAAAGGACGTTGGCGGGCTAGGTACGACGATTGAGAATGTTGACGGGGCGTTTACCTCCATAGCATTATCTGGAGGCGGATCAGATAGTATTTATATATTCGCCCCAACTCGGTTTGCTGATGGTGACGAGTTCTATATAACCGTAGAGGGTATTGGAACTAATGACGATATCGTTGCAGTAACGCAAGGGTTTGAAGTTACAGAGTAATAAAAAGGGCTTAATTGCCCTTTTCTTTTTTAACTATTAGTATTATGTTAAACTATGATTATTAAATAAACGAGGTTTAAATCGTGAGTCAAAATTTAGTAATCGCTAATAAAGATAATTTAGTTGTTTATGTATTCGGTGGCATAGACTTAACTCTTGCTACTGATATTCAAGTTCAATTCGGCTCTGAAAGCTATTCGTTAGTTAACGATCCGTTAATTGTAATTGTTACATCAGCAACTGAGTTATCTTTAAATCTTTCTGCAACGGCAGAGGTCGGTAAAGTATTCTCAACTGTTACTTATTTTGATGGCGCTAGTGTATTAGGCACAGACATTACATCAAGAGAGCTTGGTAATAGTGACCAAATTGTTGTCGCTATCGGCACCCAATTAATAATCGAAGATGGTTCAGTAGTCGCTAATGCTAATTCATGGGCTACCGACGAAGAATACAAAGCTTACGCCAAAATTAAAGGTTACTCTGTACCAGCTACACAGCCAGATAGAGAAGCGCAATTAACTAATGCTTATGACTTTATCAACTTTACTTATGAGCAGCAGTTACAAGGCTATAGAGTTACACCGCAAACTCAAACGGGCGCTATGCCCCGTAACGGTATGGTAGCTTATGGCTTATCAGTTGCTAACAATGTAATCCCCCAAGACTTTAAAAACGCCCAAATGTTAGCGGCTTTCTCTATTGAGTCAGGTGTTGATACTAACGCGGTTAAATCTGACGCAGACTTGGCGAGCTTTACTGTCGTAGGTGTTTACGCTGAAACTTATCAATCAGGTGCTATCACTCCGACTATTGCAGAAATGCCAGCGGTAGGCCGTACACTTGCGCCATATACTAATATCGGTTTAGGTGGTGGACTGAGTCGTGAGCCTATGGGGTTCTTGGGATAATGGGTAGCGCTAATATACAAGCAAAGGTTAAACGTGGTTTAGCTAAGGCTATTAATAAAACCGGCTCATCTACTAGCGAGAAAGTTTATATTGTTAAAGAGTTTGGTGGTAATAACGACCCACTTAACCCAGTAACGCCAACAGCGCAAACGCTCGAATTAGTTAACGCTATATTCACAGAGTACGATACTAATAGTATTGATGGCAATATACAGGCAGGAGATAGAAAGCTTGTATCTAATAACGATGTACCTGTAGTGATTGGTGAAACGATTACACAAGGTTCAACGAGTTATATTGTGATTGATGTAGATACTAAAGCGCCGACCTCTGATGTATTAGCTTATATTTCACAGGTAAGGGTTCAGTAATGCCTTTAATTGGCCGCCAAGCTATCAATGAAGCTATCGAGGCTAAATACCTAGAAGCTAACGACAACAT